ATGTCTGACCACTGGGGGCAGGACCGCCCCACCATCAAGCGCGCCACCGAGGGCGTGAAGCAGCTTGCTCGCTGCAGCAGCTGTCAGACCACGTACTGGCGCCCTAAGGGGTCCGACAAGACGCACGCCCAGGCGGTTGTCGACGAGGCGAAGGCCACCGACCCTCAGGTCGACATCGCGCAGCTGGAGCTGTGCCCGCCGGACGCCCAGGTCACGAACAACCTGGCGTGCACCTGATGGCCGAGAAGCAGGATCTGGCGGAGATCCGGCGCCAAGCGGTCGACGCGGCCCTGCAGGGCGACAACGCCACTGCCAACGGGTTGAGCGCCGTCGTCGACCTCGCCACCGGTGACGACCCCGGTCCTCCCGAACCTGAGACCACCAAGTAGCCGCACCTCGAAGCGTTCTGGGCGGACGGGTTGGCGCCGCGTCAGTACGTACTGCCAGTCACGACCGACGGAAAGAAGGTTCGAAATGACGTTGCAGATGGGTGAGGGTTACCCGTGGAACGAGGACGGCGACATCCTGCCGCCCGCGCCGCCCAAGCCCCAGCCGAAGAAGCCCTAGAACGCGAGAGGGAACACCGTGACAGTCGAGGACGACCGCACTCCCGGCAAGCAGTCCGCGCTGCGTCGAGCAGCCGAGGAGTTCGAGAAGCACCCGGACGAGGTCTTGACCGGCGCCGAGGTGGCGGAGCGGCTCCGCGCCCAAGCGGAAGGGCTGTAGCAGCCAGGGCAGCCTGTCGGCTAGCCGACACAACGACAGACAGCCCCCGTGCACCGGTGTGAACCGGTGCACGGGGGCTGTGTCATGTGTGGCTAGGGCTTGGTGATGCGGTGCACGCCGCCCTCGGTCGGCGCGGGCACGAGCGCCTGGCCCTTGTCGTCACGCGGGTCCTCGACCGGGGTCACGAACGGCTCGGCCGCCCGCGCGACGCGGAACGCGGTGACGACCGCGCCGACCAGGGTGACCGCGCCGGGGATGGCGCCGAGCAGGCCGGTGAGCGCGTCGCCCTGCGCCGCGGTGAAGACGCCCCAGCCGACCAGGCTGGTGACGACCGAGGCCGCCAGGGCGACCGCCGAGCCGACCGTCTTGACCTGCTCCAGGATGGGGCGGGGTCGGCCGTTGATGTCGATCGTGCTCATGAGTCAGACCTCCGATCCGGGCGAGCGCTCCACGCCGCCCAGGTTGTAGATGCGGCCGAACAACTCCAGGAGCTCGCGCTCGAGGTCCTGCGGCGTCATGCCGCCGCTGGGTGCCGGGAGGTTCGCCGCGATGCTCTTGCCCAGCCGCTCGTAGTCGGTCGGCGTGGTCTCGTCCTGGCCCTCGCGCACCGCGGCCAGCAGCTCCGAGTGCCTTTCGGTCAGCGCGCCGGCGATGTTGTCGACCGAGGCCTGCAGGCGCTCCAGCTTGGCCGCGTTGGTCGTCAGCCACACGCGTGCTGGCGGTGCGTAGCTGGGGGTGCTGTGGCTCGGCACCGGCGTGGTCCACACCTCTGCTGCCGTCACGTCGTCCTCCTTGATGGAAAGGTCGATCTCGCCGCGCTCGTACTGCGCCGCGAGTTGGTTGATGCGGGCGATGGCCGCACGGCCGTACCCGCCGGGGCAGTCGGTGGACTGGCCGGGCGCCTGCCCGTGACCGCCGTCGATCCGGGCCCGGCGCAGCACGCCGTCCCGCTTGCACTGCACCAGCAGCCACGCGGTGGCACGGATCTGCGCCTCGGTCGGCTCGCGGGTGTCGTACCGTCCCACCCAGACGATGGCCACCGCGATGTCGTTGCGGTTCAACGTGTGTGCGCCGGACCGGTGCGCCGAGTGCCCTTGGAACACCAACCCGGCCGGGGTGATCGCGTAGGTGTAGGAGATCCCGCGGCCGAACCGCGATTCGCCGATGTCCTCCAAGGTGCGCACGGCGGCGTAGTCGTCGGTCCACGGCGTCACCAGGTCCGGGGCGATCGTGACCGAGTGGTGCAACCAGCACTCGTCAACCGGTAGCCGGCGGTCGTGAAACCCGTCGTCGTGCCGAGCTCCCCACTGGGTCCGCTGGATGATGCGTGTCTGCATGGGATCACCTCGTCGAGGTCGGTAGCAGCGGCGGAAGCGCCGCGCTGGTGGTGGTGCCCGGTGGTCCGGTCGACGCCGCGGTGCACGTGTAGGTCGGCGCGGTGTCCGGGCTGCCCGCGTCGCGAGCACAGGACTGGGTGCGGCCGTCGCCGTCGACCCACGACCAGCCCGTCGGCGGCACGCCGTCGCGGCCGGGCTGCCCGTCGACCCCGTCCTTGCCGTCCTTGCCGTCCACCCCGTTGGTGCCGTTGGTTCCGTCCTTGCCGTCCGCACCGGGCTGGCCGTCCTGACCAGGCGCGCCGCGGCACTGGGTGGGCTCGGACACGCAGGCCGGGTGACGCCGTCCCTGCCGTTCGCACCGGGCTGGCCGTCGCGGCCGGGCGTGCCCTGCTCGCCGCGCTCGCCGGGAGCCGGCGGCTGGACGGCGGCGTGCCGCCGAGCTCGCGGACCTGCCCGGCCAGGGTCTGCGCGGCCTCGGCGGCGGCGCGCTGCTGCTGTTCGAGGGTGCTGATCTCGTTGGTGTGACTGAGATTGGCGTAGGTCAGCCACACCACGCCGACGAGGACGACGAGCAGGCCCGCCCACATCCAGCGGTGGCCCTTGCGGTCGCGCGCGTCCTCAGCTGCCTGGTGCAGGGCCGTGCTGATCCGGTCGTCGGCGGTCACCCCTGCTCACCTCCTCGGCGGTCGTTGGGGTTGTCGGGGTCCTGCAAGTGCTTGAGCGCCTCGGCGATCTCGTCGGGCGTCACCTCGCCGTCGGCCGCGGCCTCGGCGAGCGCCTGGGCGACGCGCTCGGCACCGCCCTGCGCTGCTGCCGGCCGTTCCGTGCGCTGGGTGCGGCGCCACCCGGCGAGCGCGCCGAGCAGTCCGGTGACGGCGAGCACCAGGCCACCGACGGAGTCGAGCAGCGCTGCGATGTGCTCCACCCGCCACCTCCTCCAAAGGGGTCAAATTGGGGACAAATTGGAACGAGGCGTAGCGCTGGGCGTCGTCTGTGCCGATAGACATGTGAGACGTCGCCGCAGGGCGACCCGAAGCGCAGGGGGTTGTTCGTGAAGAGGAAGGCGGCCGTGGTGACGGCCAGCGCGCTGGGCGCGCTGCTGCTCAGCGGAGGGATCGCGTTCGCGTTGGCGTCTGGTGGCGGGGACGCGCCGGCCGGGACCGAGCAGCTGCCGACGAGCTCGTCGTCGAGCACCGTGTCGACGACGAGCTCGTCGAGCGTTGCGCCGACCACGCCCGTTGCGCCGACACAGGCGCCGATGCCGGTAGTGCCGCAGCAGCCTGCGACGGGAAACAATGGCGGGATGAACGCACCACAGCCACCACAGAACAATCCTGTGCCGACCGAGACGCCGCCGCCTGGCCCCACGTGGACGCACGAGCCCGTCCCGTCCGGCGAGACTGCCGCGCCACCGCCGCCGCCCGCCCCGTGTTACTGGGATGACTCCGACCCGGTCAACTTCCCCAACGGCCGCGAGATCTGTCCCTGATCAGGTCTGCCGCTGATACAGGCTGTAGACCTGGCAGCCGATGTTGCCGCTGCCAGTTGCCTCGGCGGTGATCGTCACCGGCACGTTCGACTGGCTGAGGCTGGCCGCGACGTAGAACGGGCCACGGTTGACGTTGACCACCGAGGTTTCAGCCCAGGTGCCCACCGTCGTGCCGTTCACCTTGAGCCGGTAGGTGCTGGTGTTGCTGCCGGTGGCCTGGCCGAAGATGCCGCTCACCACCATGTAGGGGTGGGTGACCATCGGGATGCGGCCCTCCCACAGCGTCGTCTCGGTCACCACCGATGCCACGGGCAGATTCATGTAGGAGTGGACCGCACTCGCCGCCATGGTGAACTTCGGGTAGAGCGGGATCGCCAGCCAGGGGCGCGCGATCCCGCCCACCTCGGTGTCGTCGCTGATGATCTCGCGATTGAAACGGTCGGTCAGGCGCCAGAACTGGTTGCCCGCAACGGAGAACCCTGTCCACATGACGTCGCCGCCGCCCTCGCGGCGGATGCGGATGATCTGCCTGCCCTGCGAGTCGGGGCCGATGTAGACGATCTCGGTCTCATCCGTGTCGACCATGCGCAGGAACGCGTCGTTCAACAACGTCAGCCCACCGCGGGTGATGGTGGCCGAGCTCAAGCCGATCGAGGACCGCAGCCGCTTGAGCTCGGCCTCGATGTGCTTGATCCGGTCGAGCACGTTCGTGGGCCGGTTGGTCTGCGCCACGGAGCCTCCTTACGCGACGTCGTCGAGCATCGGCGCCGCGGTGATCTCCAGCCGCTCGGCCGATGCGCTCGGGCTGTACTTGATGTCGACCACGCGGACCGGTCCGTCCCACCCGCGCCGGTGGAACAAGTCGCCAGCCGGGATGATCAGGCGGCCGTCGTCGCCACGGCTGACGTCCGCCGCGGTGGGAGGGACGTCGCCGCGAACCACGAACCGCGGCAGCACCACGGGCAGGCGGGCCGCTTCCTGGTCGCCCTGAGCGTGGGCGCCGAGCACGTCCGGGTCGTCGCCGTCGTAGGAAGTGTCCAGCTCCAGCAGCGGGAAGCCGATGGCGTACTTGCTGCTGTCCTCCGACACGGCGATCGGCGTGCCAAGGTCGACACCTTCACCGACCGCGTACGCGCGGGTGGCCATGCGAGTGCCGTCGGAGTCCCACTCGTAGGAGGTCGCCGATCCGGTGAGCTCCCACACGTGGGAGCTGCCTTGCTGGCCCAGCCACGGTGTGCCTTGCAGCAGCACCCGGTCCGGTGCGGCCGCGCCGGTGGAGCTCGCGGCGACGTCGAACACCATGTCCTGGCCACCGATCACGCCGGTGAGGTTGCGCAACATCTCGCCGGCATTGGACAGCTTGTACGGCGGGTACGTCCGGTCGCGCAGCTGGCCCGATGTGGTGGTGTCCAGGTCGAGGCGGATGCCGATGTCCCCGCCGGTGTGCGACTGCGCCAGGGCGACCAGGTTGCGGGCGATCTGGTTCTGGTCGATGCCGGCATACGACGGCGCCGCGAGCCCGGCGAGGTCGAAGATCCCAGGGGACGCAGGTAGCAGCGGCAGCACCGCGCGGTGGTCGAAGTACGACCACCACTCGCCGGCGCCGATCGTGACGGTCTGGCTGGTCGAGGAGTACTTGCGGGTCCAGATGATCCCGCCCCACATCGGCCGGTCGTCGCGCCAGGCGTAGATGCACCGGCGGGTGGGCATCGTCAGGTCGTACGCGTCGAGGTGTCGCGTCTTCGCGCCGAGCTTCCACGTGGCGTCGAACCGGCCGCTGCCGTTGAGGGGCTTGTTGAAGCTGACCCCGGTGAGGCGGACGTCCTCCAGGATGCGGTTGGTCGCCAGGTCGGCGATCTGGTAGCGGTACACCGGCAGCGCCATAGGACCATCTCCCTTCGGCGGGTGACGTCGCGAGCGCGGTGGTCAGGTGCCGACGAACTTCACGCTCATCGACGAGCGGACGCCGCCACCCGTGAAGGTGTCCAAAGGACCGCCGGAGTCCTGGAAGCCGACCAGCTGGACGTAGTCGCCGGCGGCGAGCTGCACCTGGGTTGTCCGCGCGGGGATGCGCGTAGCCAGGCCGGCACCAGCGCTCGGGAAAGCCAGATCGCTTCCGTCGATCATCGCCCCGTTCTTGTTCCACTGGCTGACGCGGGCGCCGACTCCGGAGGCGGCGAACGCGATGCCACCGTTGAGCTCATACCATCCGGGCACCTGCGCGGTGTACCGCGAGTTGTTCGTCACGTTGTCGTGGCCGGCGAAGTTGTCCCGGTCCTCGACTTGAAAGTTGATCGGCGCACCGACCCCGGTGGTGAGGGTCTGGGTAGCGGTCTGCCGCAACTGTGCCTGGGGCACGCCGCCGCCGATCGGCACCCATGCCGACGTCGCGCCGTCGTACTGCCACAGACAGTCGATGTCGGTGATCATCGTCAGCTGACCCGTGCGCGGGTGGGTGATCGCCGCGTTGCGATCCGCCACGCTCGTGCAGATCGCAACGCCGTGCACGCGCCACGCGCCGCCGTCGTAGATCTCGACCCAGTCCCGGTCAGTGCGGTAGATCGGCATGCCCTCGTAGGGCAGCAGAATCGCGTCCCGCTCGGCCTGAGTGCGGATCGGCAGCAGCCCGCCGGTGGCGACGGTCCACGGCAAGGTGACGTTGGCGATGTCGGCCTGCTCGATATCGGTCGTCCCGGCCGGGACGGTGACCCGCGCGCGGATGATGTAGTCCGTGCTGCCCGACACGGCCGGGTCGACGGGCACCGGCGCCGCGGCCCCGACGACGTGGCGCACCGTGAAGTTGCTGTTGGCGTCGCCGAAGTAGGTGTCGGACTGCTGCCAGACGATCAGGTCGATGCGCGGGTTGGACGGGTCGGCCGGGGTGGACAGGATGTTGATGTCCTTCACCGAGTCCAGGCACACGTTGTAGGTGCCACCGCCACGCACGGACTGCAGCACCGCGCGGAACGGCGCGATGTGCACGAACCCGTTCGGGGTGGGCGTGGTCGCGGTGACCCTGCCCGGCTCGGACGCGGCGGGCACGACGCCGGAGCGGGAGACGATCTGGCCGGCCGGGGTCCAGAACGCGCTCATCGCCAGGCGGGCGTCCTCGACCGTGATCACACCCTCGGTCTCGTCGATGCCGACAGCCCACGAGTAACGCTCTCCCACGGTCGGTCCCTCCTCACAGGTCGGTGTGGTGATACAGGCAGGTCAAGGTGCCGTTGCCGTCGACGGTGTCGAACCGCACGCGCGTCGAGGTGCCGGGCGGCAGGGTGAACCACTCGCGCACCGCGAGCTGGTTGCTGCGCGAGACGGGTGGCGAGGTGTCGGCGTAGAGCACCGACTTGTCCTCTGTGGACAGATCGAGCCGCTCGCCGCTGTTCAGTGCGAAGTCCGGCTCGAACCACAGCCGGGCGCCGGTGTCGGCGTTGGTGATCATCGGGCCGACGCACGGGCCGGTGATGCGCCATACCGGTTGTGCGTGCGCGTGCCCGTCGTTGGCCAGCACGAGCTCGCCGCCCGACGGGGCACCGCCGAACCGCAACGGGAACACCAGCGGGAAGATCAGGCCACCGCCGCCGGACACCGGCGGCGACGCCACCGGCGCCAGCTGCGGCAGCCGCAACATCCGCGGGTTGGTTGCCCGCCACCGCAGGACGATGCGGGTAAACCCGCTGATCCACTCCAGGTGCTGCGGGATGATCCGCCCGACGCAGCGGGCGTTGACCATGGCCTTGATGCCGGCGGTGTGAACGACGAGCGGCTCTTCGTCCGGGTTCTCCGACTGGGTGGTCACGCGCCGTAGCTCGTTGACCGCGTCGGTGAACCCGGACGGTCCGGCGATGTGGCCCTCGAACGTGACCACCTTGCGCGCCAGCAGCAGCTGACCTGGGTGGGCACCATGCTCGTTGTCGAGCTCCACGTCGCCGTCGCGGATGTCGTCGGAGTCGACCCACCCTTCGAGGCCGGTCATCCGGTAGCGGGTGCCGTGGCCCAGAAGCAGCCCCCGCCACTCGACCTGCGTCTGTGTCGGGTCGGTGACGGTGATCAGGTCCCCGGCCGCCATCATCAGCCACCCCCTCGGGAGAACCAGTCAAGGTCTTCCGCCACCTCGTGCGGCGACGCGTCGGCGGGCGGGTGGTAGTTGTCGATGTGCACCAGCGCACGTTCGCGTCGCTGCTCGGCCGCGGGCGCCGCGCCGCTGACTGCCATTGACAGGCCCGGCACTCGCGGTGTCGGGATGCTGACCTCACCGATACCGGCGGTGAATCCCTCCAGATATCGCTCGACCTGTGCCTGCCCGCGGCTGAAACCGTCCACAAGGGACTGCATGATCAGCTCACCGGACGGGGTGAGGATCCGGGCGTCCACGACCGCTGGGCCCTTCCAATCCGGCAGGAGGTTCGTCAGCTCGTTGAGCTTGTCCTTCACCTTCTGGAAACCAGCGGAGATGCCGCGCAGCAGGCCGTCGATCACACTGCGGCCGGCGCCCAGCAACAGCGAGCCCAGGTCGCCGATCGCACCGAGGATGCGGCCCGGCAGGCCGTTGAGCCACGAAACGAGTTCGAGGGCCTTGCCGACCGCGGCGTCGTAGATGCCGCGGAACCAGCCGCCCACCATGCCGGGGAGGCGGCCGAGCCACTGGAAGATGCTGATCGCGGTGTCCACACCGGACTGAAACGCGCTCTTGATTCGGTCCCAGTGGGCGACCACCAGCGCGATGATCGCACCAAGCGGGCCGAGGATGATCGTGATCAACAGCTTCCAATTGCTCTTGACCCAGTTCACCACCCAGTCGACCGCCGAGGAGACGGCGTTCGACACCCATTCCCACGCTGCGGCCGTCGCGGCAGCGATCTCGTCCCAGTAGGCGATGATCAGGGCGACCAGGCCGATCACCGCGGCGATCACCCAGCCGACCGGGCCCATCGCGATCAACCACGCCGCGGCCATGCGCGCGGCGTTGGCCAGCGCCTGGACACCCATCAGCACCCAGCCCGCGACCACGCGCGCGACGTGCGCCGCCATGCTCGCGGCGATGACCGCGCCCTGCGCCACGAACTGTGCGGCCATCACGGCCAGGGAGGCCACCGTGCGGGCGCTGGCCGCGATCCACGCGGCAACCGTGCGGGCGGCCGCCGCGGTGTGCGTGGCGACCCACGACGCCGCCGTGGTGATGCCCGACCACATCGCCTTCGCCATCGCCCACACCGCCGGCACCGCGCGGTAGATCTGCACCAGCGCGGACACGAGCGCGATCACCTTGCCCGCGAGCGGACCGAGCAGGACCGACCACGCCAGGACCGACGCCACGACCGCTTGAGTCTGCGGGTCCATGCTGGACAGCAGGCCCAGCAGAACACCGAGCGGGCCGATCATCAGCGGCAGCACCTCGACGATCGTGTGACCGGCCTGGGTGATCATGTCCCAGACCTGGGCGATGCGTTCCTGACCGGACGCGCTGTTGACCCACGCCGCCATCCGTGCGGTCAGGTTCTGCACGATCGCCAGCAGGCTCGTGCCGCCGGAGTTCGCCGGGCCGAACAGCCCCGACAGCACCGCGCGCACGTTGCCGGCGATCGCGACGAGCTGCCCGATCGTGGTCTGCGCCGCAGCGACCTTCTGGTCCAGCCACGTCGCCCCCTCGGCCGTGCCGAGGAACGCCGCCTTGGCCTGCAGGCCCTTCGCCGCCCACGCCCCGAACGACTCGACCAGCGGCATCCCGGCCTTGGCCATCGCGCCGATCGCCGTGACCGCCGGGCCCACGGCCGGCTTGAACAGACCGATCACCTTCGCGGTGCGGGCCAGCACGTCGGCGACCACGCCGTGCATGAACGGGGTGTTCGAGGCGTTGAGTGCCTCGCGGGCCAGGCCGTTGAGCTGGCCGGCGGTCTCGCCCAGGCCGGCGCGCAGCCCAGGCAGGTGACCCTTCGCCACCGCAGAGACGTCGCCGCCCAGCCGGTCGAAGAAGCGCTGCTGCACCATCTGCTGGACCGGCTTGAACGCCTGCTTGGTGGCGTGCATCTCGCGCACGAACGACCGCGCCGCCGGGGAGAGCTTGCTCAGCGCCTCCTGCGCGGCCGCGGCGTCACCCGAGGCGAGCGCGTCCATCGCCTCGCCGACACCGGCGGTGGCCATCTTGACCGTGGCCATCGCGCCCACCGCGACACCGGCCGCGGCGGGCAGCGCGAACAGCGCCCCGGACAGCGGAGCGACCGCGGCCTTGGCAACGACGGCGCCCTTGGCCAGCAACGCCAGGCTGCCGACCTTGCCCAGCGCCGCGATCGGCGCCTCCATCTTGGACAGCACGGCGTTGGTGCGCTCGACGTCGGCCCGCACGCCGTCGACGTACTTGCGCGCCTTGGCCGCGCCGCTGCGCAGCTTCTTGGGGTCCAGGCCGAGCGAGACCATCAGGGAGGCGAGGGTGGCCACCGCGCACCCCCTCCCGCGTCAGCCGGGTCCGACTAGTCGAACCCGTCTTCGATCGGCCGCTCGATGCCGCCGAGCGCGTTGTTGATCTCGCGAATACGCGCGAACATCTCGGCCGGCGTGAGCGTCGGCCGCTCCCACTGGGGCACAAACTTCTTCAACGCCACGGGCGGCTTCTTGCCACGCTGGGAGTTGACCACCGCACTGGTGACCATCGCCGTCAGGTAGTCGTGGCGGCCGGCACCGAGTGGGCCGGTCATCCGCTCGTAGATCTGCCACTCGACGAGCTCGCTGGAGTCAATCCGCGCGAGAAGCTCCTTGACCGTCATGCCACCGATGTGCCCGGCCAGCCGGAAGTAGAACTGCCGATCCGGCCGGGCCCTCAGTTTCCCTCAAGCTCGTCGGCGTCCTTCTGCGTCAGCCCGGACAGCCGCATCGCCACGGTCATGACCCGGTCCAGCGCCGCCGCGGACTTCTCGCCCAGCGCCCGGACGTCCCGCTCGCTGAACATGCGCCGGCCGTCCTCGTCGACCACGGACGCCATGACCAGGCGGGCACGGAAATTATCGGTGTTGACCTGGTGACGGGCGTTGCCCTTGCCGTTGCGGTTCAACATCGCCGACTCGAACCGGTCGCGGTCGGTGCCGGTCAGCCCGCGCACGCGCACGCGGCCACCCCACTCCGGGACGTCGACGTCCTCGGTGGTGATGTCGACGGCAGACAGGATCTCGTCGCGGGACAACAGGGTGCTCATCAAGGCTCCAATCAGGACGGTGACGGCGACGGCCGCCAGGAACGCGCGGTCAGCGAGCGCGAGGCTCACACGAGCAGGGTGGGCTTGCCGGAGACCTTGAACGTCACCTCGGCCGAGAGCTTGTCGTCGAACGGCGCCTCCGAGGAGAAACCGGTCATCACGGCCTTGATCTGCCAGCCGCCCAGGCCCTCGGGCCACAGGATGCGGTAGGTGCGCGGCTGGCTGTCTTCGTAGTGCTCGTAAAGGGCGTCGTGGTCGCGCGGGTCGTAGTGCAGCTCCAGCGACACCTCGCCGCCGTCCTTGAGTCCACCGATGAACTCACGCCAGCCGTCGGGGCTGTCGTGGGCGGTCACGTCGTGCGTCGCCCGCTCGGTCTCCGGGCCACCGACGTTGGTGCAGTTGGCGATCGGCGTGAAGATCTCGGGCGAGCCGCCGTCGCCGGTCAGGAACTGGGTGCCGAACGCGTCGAGTCCAGCCATCGTTACGGGTCCTCTCGTGTGAGCCACAGCCGGTAGCGCACCGGGATGTGGCGAATCTCAGGGTCGGGATCGCGCAGCGTCTGGTGGAACTCGCGTGCGCACGACACATCGCGGTAGCCGGGCACGAGCAGGGCCTGGCGGTCGAGCAGCCGGTCGACTTGGCCGAGGATCTGCAGGCCCTGCTTGTTGCCGCGGTAGCGGCTGAAGATGTGCAGGGTGGTGGTCACCCGCGATCCGCGCCGCGAATGGTTGTCGTCGGGGACCTCGGTGGTGTCGCCCAGGCGGATGTAGGGGAACGCCGCCGGTTCGGGCACCTGGTCGTAGACACCGCTCACCGCCGCCATCAGCTCGACGTCCGCGGTGAGCAGCGTGTGGATCGCGGTCTGCACCGCGAGCTCCGCGGTCACGAGTCGAGCCGCTTCGCCAGGGCGCCCTTGGCGTAGGGCGTGACGTCGGCGTGCTGCTCGAACGCCGGCACCAGGAAGGGCTGCGCGTACATGCTCTGCGTGCCCTGCTCGACGAACTCGGCGTAGTAGGCGTCTTCCTCCCACACGCCGACGTCGCACTTGAGCCGCTTGCGGTCCGGCCGGGACTCGATCGCCGAGCCGAGGTTGCCGGAGTCGATCGGCACGCGGTTCTGCGCGGTGCCTTTGACGTCCTCGCCCCAGGCCTCGACCGCGTCCCCGCCTGCCTCGATGATCTTCTTCTGCAGCTCGGCGACATCGCGCAGCAATTGCTTGTCTCCCTTGAGGTTGGCGCCCATCGGGTTCACCCCCTTTCGGGTTGCTGCTCCTCGCAGTCCGCGCGCAGGTAGATCGCCTCGGACGGCGCCAGCACGCGCATCACGCGCAGGGTCAAGGCGGCGTCGCGCAGCTCGTCGCCGCGGCGGATCGGCGAGCCGGGCTCGTCGTAGACCTGGTGGGTCAGCTCGCCCTGCTCGGTGTCGCCGACCTTCGACTCGGTGCCGGTCGGCTGGGAGATCCGCACGCGCACGGTGCCCTGCTGCACCCAGATGGTCTCGTGTCCGCCCGCGCCGTCAGGGACTGTGGTCCGCCGCCACAGCCCCATCGCCCGGTTGCGCAGGTGACTGGTCCGGTCCTCGCTCACCGGCCGGCCGATCAGCGGTCGGGCTCGATCACAGCGACCTGCAGCGCGGTGACGCCGGAGTAGGTGATGTTCGCGCGACCGACGCTGTTGCGGAACTCGTCGGTCAGCGGCAGCACCCACACGCCGCCGTTCTCGGTGATGGACTCGGCCACCTCCCCGATCGCGATGCCGCGCACCGTGCCGGGGGTGGACACCGTCGCGGTCTGCGCCGCGCTGTGTCCGTTGCGCACCAGCAGGATCCGGCCGCCGCCGCACGGCACCTCGTCGCCGCCGGAGCTGGCGTTCGTCCATGCGATCTCGACGCCGGCGGACACCGACGCACGCTGTGAGTTGATCAGCGCCATTAGGCACACTCCTTATCGGTTGGCCGTGTACCGGCTCAAGGACTTCTTGTCTGCTGTGGACAACGACATCTGCACGCGATCCCAGGCCACCTGGTAGTCACCGATGCGCTCGCTCTTCTTGCCGCCCTTGGCGTTGTCCCACTTGCCCGCCACCAGGTCGCACACGACACCGACCACGGACTTGGGGACCGGGTTGTGGCCGGCCGTGCTGTCGACCGTGACGCGCTTGCCGCACGGCCACACGCCGCACCTGCGCGTCAGCACACCACTCGGTTCCCAGGTGAAGTCGGTGCCGTCGACGAGGGGCGTCGTGTCTCCCTCGACCTGGACGCTGGCGACGGCCAGCACCGGCCACCGCGGTAGCACGAGCTCGCAGGTGCCGGTGCCGCGCAGCACGGTCGTCTGTGTCGCTACCTCCAGGTTCTGGCCGAGCTCGTCGTCGACCAGGCCCTGCGCCACGCCCAGCAGCAGCTCGGCGCGCGGGACCTGGGCGGTCGGCATCTGCTCACCCAGCCCCATCCACACGGCGAGCTCGTCGGGCGTGACGTAGGCCATCAGGTCCTCCGGCTGCGCCGAACGCGCTTGGCCTTGGCCTCGGCGTCGTCCAGCTCGGTGGCCGGCTCCTCGGTCGGCTCAGCCGTCGACGCGGTGCCCTGCCCGGCCGGCGGCTCCTGGCCGTCGCCCTGACCCTGGCCGTCGCCCTGGCCGTCGCCCTGGCCGTCGCCGTCGCCCCGGTCCCCGTCGCCGTCGTCGGGCTCATCGGGGAGGGTCAGCAGGCCCGCGTCGAGCTCGTCGCGCAGCGCGGCGAGCTGCTCGGCGGGAACGTGAACGTCGTTGCCCAGGCGGTCGACGGGGACCGCGAAGCCCTTGACGATCAGTTCCAGGGCCTCGGCGTCGGGCAGCACCGCGATCTGGTCGGGCTGCAGGCTGCGCTCGGGTGTGGCCGAGAGTGTCTTCATTCGGATGCGCTGCACCGGTACCTCCTATCCACGTGCGCGGACGGGCTGAGAGCGCCGGTGCGCGCTCCCAGCCCGCGTGCAAGGGGGTAGGGCTACTTGGGCAGCTTGCGCGGCTTGGCGCGCACCACGGTGGCCGAGCACGGCATGGTGGGCGTGGTGCCCGCCTTGGCCGTGATCGCCACGCGCAGGTAGCGCTTGATGCCCTTGTAGCCGACCTCGTAGACCGCCTCGTCGTTCGCCGCGGCGATCACCGGTTCGGTGCCGTCCAGGTCCGCGTCCGGCACCGCGGTGAAGACCGCGTTGTCGTCGCTGTGCTGCACCTCGAACGTCAGCGTCGCGCCGGCACCGGCGATGGTGCCGGCGTCGATCACCACGACCGCGGCGTCGTAGCCCGCCAGGTCGACGCCGATGCCGTTGACAGGCACCGCCGGGTCGGCCTGGCTGGCGGGGCGCAGGGTCTGCGCCACGCTCACGCTGTTGCGAATGTCGGTCCTCGACATGAGGATTTCTCCGTCCTGTGTGGAGTCGTCAGGGATGCCGGACTAGGCCGGGACCTTCAGGCGCACGAACGCCTCTTCGAGAACCGGCATGCCGTCGGTCTCCAGGCGGCCGATGAACCCGACCTGGTTGGTCTCGGCGTAGAGCTCCACCAGGCGCTGGACCTCCATGTTGAGCGCGTCGACGATCCAGTACTTGCGGAAGTCACCGAGCATGCCGACGTAGTTGTTGCCCGACACCGTGTTCGGGACGAACTCGCTGACCACGAACGGCAGGTCCAGGATCGTGTCCGGCTTGTCCGAGGAGATGCCCGGCTGCCACAGGTAGGTGTCGTTGGTCGACCCCTTGAGCTTGCGGATCGTCGCGATCAGCGTGCGGTGGAACAGCCACCGCGCCTCGGCCCAGTACGCGGACTTGAGCGTGTACTTGGCGTCGATCAGCTGGTCACCCGACACCGGCGTGAGCGGGATCGCGCCACCGGTACCGAAGCTGACGTCACGCGCGGTCGAGATGCCGTCGGTCGAGGCGGTGAACAGGCCGAGCGGCTTCTTGTTGCCGTCACCGGTCATGTACGCCTTCTCGCACGTGACACCGAACTTGTGGGCCATGCGCTCGCGCACGATGGCCTCGGGGTCGCGGGCCGCGGCGCGCAGCAGCTTTCGGGAGACCCGCACCCGCTTGGCCAGCGGGTTCGGGCGGAACTCCCGCTTGCCGAACCGCAGCGCGTCGTCCTGCGAACCGGTGCCGATCTCGCTGGTCCACTCCGCGTCGTTCAGGTCGGTCTCCAGCGTCGGCACGCCGAGCGACTCGCCCTCGTTGAGCGTCTCGACGGTGGCGAGCTGGCGCAGCACGACCAGGTCGTCGACGGCCTGGATCAGCTGGTTGACCCACTGCTGCGGGGCCACCAGGTACCCGCCTTCCGGGTCGTTGCCCATGTTGAGCGCGCGGGCCTCGTCCGGGCTCAGCGCGTTGCGGCCGCCGACCACGAAGTTGCGGAACGCGCGACCCCGCAGCGCCTCGTCCGGGTTGTCGTCACCGGAGCCGTCGCCGCGGGCCGGTGGCGTGGTGCCGGCGATCTGGCGCTCCAGCTCGCGGGCGCGTTCCTCGCGGGCGATGGTCGCGTCGATCCGGTCGGCGTCCGCCATCAGGCGGTCGAACGTCTGCTCCTCGTCCGCGGTGATGCTGCGGCTGGCGTTCTGCGCGGTGTCCAGAATGGCTCGCGCCTGAGCGGCCAGGTTGGCGCGCTGCTGCCGCAGGTCGTTGATGTCCGGCACGGTGTGCCTCCTCCTTGTGAGGGGTGTTGTGGGCAGCCGTCAGCGCGGGACCGGCCAGGGCCTCCGTGACGTACGGCAAGGGGTTCGGTGGTGCGAGCCGCCCAGCCAGGGGCGGCGGTGGGCCGGTCGTTACAGGCCGGACGCGAACAGGCGGCGGCGTGCCGCGATGTTGCGGTCGAACGTCGGCGGCTCGACCGGGGCGGGCTGCGCGCGCCGGCGCCGGGGTCACCGAGGCCGCCCAGCAGCTCGGCTGCCTCGCGCAGCAAGCCGTCGTCGGCGCGGCGCACGAGCTCGCGCGCCTCCAGCACCGAGCGGGCCAGCGTGAGCGCCGAGCGCCCGTCGCGGCCGTCCGCGGCGGTGGCGCCGGGGTCCATCGGCAGCGGCACGACGGAGATCTCGAACAGCTCCCACCGCGCGGGCACGCCGTCGGTGCCGATGTCGTAGGCGCTGAACCCGATGGACACTGCGTTGAGGTAGCCGCGGCGGATCTTGCGGTCCACGTCGGCGGCGAATGGGTCGTCGAGGTCGAACTCGAGGTCGGTCAGCAGTTGGGTGCCGTCGACGCGAGTCGTCGGCGCGCGGCCGATCGGCAGCGCCTGGCGCCCCCAGTAGTCGTGCCCGTACATGACGACCGGGTTGGCCGCGAACCGGGCGAGGTCGGCGGTGTCCATTCGCAGGTCGATGCCGTCGGCCATGCGACCTTCGTTCGCCGCGACGAACGGGATCGGCCCTTCCTCGGCGGTGGTGCCGTCGTCAGCGCGGACGGCGAACCCCCGCAGCCACACGCGGTTGCTGGTCATCGGTTCCTCCCAGGTGTGCGGACCTGCCGGTCACGCGGGGACTGTTGCGCCCGCTCACCGGGTCGCTCGGGGGTGGGCTCGGGCGGATCGAGCTCGTCGGCGGCCGCGCGCAGCAGCTGCCCGACGAACCGGCGGTCGAGCTCGGCGCCCGTGCCGTCGAAGGTCACGGCGCCGATCTCGTGCTCGGCGCCGGTGCCGGCGCGCATGTAGATGGGGATGGAACCGCTGGCCACTGTGGACACCTCCGTTCCTCGGTGTGGCTGGTCTCATGCCGGTGCCATTCCGCACCCGCATTTCGGGTGCAGCGGCGGGTGGCGGATCGTGCGCTTGACGGTCAGCCGCTCGACGCCGTCGCCGTCGAGCTCGTCGCCCTTGGTGGCGAACGCGTCGTCGATGGCGACCTCGCGGCCGTCGAGTGCGACGCAGTACGGGCACGAGTCGCCGTCGGTGACCCACCGCACCGCGGGGACACCGGCGGCCTTCCAGGTCTCGCGGGCGGTGGCGTTGGGCAGCTGGCTGGTCTGCCAGTCCGCCGTGCGCTGCGGCCGCTCGTCGACCCAGGTGTCCAGCAGCGCGAGCACCGCGGCCGCCGCGGCGTCACCGTCCTCGGTGCCGGCCTTCTCCAGCTCCGCGCGGATCTGCCCGTACGCGGAGTTGACCCGGTAGTCCGCGTGGCTGTCGACGTAGGCCGCCAGCCACCGGGACAGGTCGACCTCGCCGTCGAACCCGACGTCGGCGATCGCGTCGGCGATGATCTCGACCATCAGCGCCTGCAGCGGCGGCGTCCACCGTTCCACGGTCTTGGCCCGGATCGTCGTGTCGTACAGGTGCCACACCGCCGCCAGGAACGCCGCCGGGCTCGCCAGCCGCACACCGCGGCCGTCGTCGTCGGACAGGTGCCGGCGTACCAGCGCCTTGACCTCGGCGCGCTCCAGCTTGGCCAACCGGGTGTCCGCGTCGACGATCAACGGGGCGAACGTCGAAGCGGTGCGCCGGCGTGCCTCCGCACCACGACCACGCAACACCCGCGCGATCCGCTCCGGAACAGTCGGCTCTTCGTCGGGGCGCGGCGCCGGCACCATGTTGAGTGGCACCAGGTACACCTCGCCGCGGCCGTCGGGCAGCGGGTTCATGTTCTCCCGCTCGCGGATGTCGTCGGCCGACAGCCAGCCCCAGTTCCGGCCGATCGCGTAGGCCTCGTTACGTGACTTGCTGTCACCGCGCAGCAGCGCGTCGACGAGGTGCTCGGAGAAGTAGCGACGACGCTCGGCCATCGTGAACAGCCGCATAAGGATCGCCTGCTCCCAGCGCACCAGCCAGATCCGCAGCGTCGAGGTGACGTACTCCAGGCCCTGGTGCTCGATGTTGCCGAACGTGGCGCGTTCGAGGTCGGCGATCTTGTGCGGCGGGATGCGCAGCCACCGGGCCATCTCGGTGACCTGGAAACGCCTGGTCTCCAGGAACTGCGCGTCTTCCGGCGGGATGCCGATCTGGTGCCACTCCACCCCCTCCTCCAGGATCGCCACGCGCGAGGCGCGGTCGAGTCCCCTGTGGAGGTTCTCCCAGTCCGTCCGCATGCGCTCGCGCGCACCCTCCGACAACTTGCTCGGGTGGGTCAGCACGCCGCCAGGACGTGAGCCATTGGCGAAGAACGCCGAGCCGTAGCGCTCGGTGGCCATGCCCAGCCCGATCGAGCCACGGGCCAGCGACACCAGGCTGTAGCCCTCGACGCCGGTACCGCCCAGCCCGGCGACCGGCAGCACCTCGTCGGGCAGCAGGATCACCTGCCGGCCGTTGGGGTCGGTGTACCGGTAGTACAGCGTGAACTTGCCGCGGCCGTTGGCGTCGTGGATCTTGCAGGGCTTGATCTTGGCCGGGTTGAGCGGCCACAGGCTGTCGACCTGCCCGGCGCCGTTGCGCTCGATGTAGGCGTACGCACCCTTCCACGTGAGTGCGTGGCCCTGCATGGTCTCGCGGAACGCCACGGCGGTCATGTACGGGTTCGCCTGGTCGTGCAGCACCTGGTACAGCGGGTGGTCGAACGCGCGTCGCTTGCCGCGCTCCAGGCGCTCGTAGACCGGCAGCGGCAGGCCGCCGATGTCACCGGCGATGATCTGCACGCCGGCGAAGAACGGGGCGTAGTGCAGGGCCGTCTCCTCCGAGACGAACGCCCCGGACGGGTTGTGGCTGCCTCCGCCGGCGAACCAGTCCTCGACCCACTTCTCGGGCGTAGCCAAGCTGGAGGTCGACGAGCCGCGGAAGGCCGAGCGGACGAATCCCACGATCAGCCTCCCGCCTGCAGCTCGTCGACGACCGGCTGCTGCCGGGCGCCGGTGATGCCCAGCGCGAGCACCAGGCCGCCGAACACGGTCAACGCCACGCCGATTCCGATCGCCACGCCCAGCCACGTCCCGACCGCCAGCGACAGGCCGAGCAACAGGCACAGCAGCCCGACGGCGCAGCAGTAGTCCCAGCGGTCCAGCTGCGCGCGGTCGACGAGCTCGGCCAGGCGGCCGCGCTCGCGCGGTGCGTCCTCGACGCCGTGTGGCACGGCGAGCTCTCCGGGCACGGTGGGCTCCTCTCATCCGAGCGAGCTCAGCCCGCGCTCCTCGTAGACACTGCGGGCGTCGCCGCCGCGCATGGCGCCGTCCTCGGCGAAGAACAAGGCCGGCATGCCGTCGATCCGCTTGTGACTGGTGTCGCGCATCGGCTTCACCGGCCGGATCCGCTCCGGGTCGTCGGTGGGGTGCTTGGCCTCCAGGCAGTCCGCCATCCACGCGGCGACCGGGTTGCCGTGGTGGCGGTACTCGACGGCCTTGAGCTTGCGCATCGCCTCCTTCATCGGAGGCGTCATGCGCTCGTAGGTGGTGTTCGACTCGACCATGTCCATGCCGGTCAGTTCCTGGATCGTCTGGCGCACCGGCTCACCGGACCACTTGTCGTAAGTGCCGGACACAATCACGTACCGCTCGTGGTCGCGGGCGATGTCCTCGTAGATCCGCTGATAGTCGATCGTGTCGCCCTCGGTGACGGTGACCCACCCGTCATCGCACCACTGGCCGAACTTGTCGTCGGTGTGCTTGTCGAGCACGTCGACCATCGACTCGGGGATCCAGAACCTCCACAGCAGGTCGCCGTCCTCGAACCTCAGGCACCAGGCCGTGAGGTCCAGTTTGGACGACAGGTCCAGGCCCGCCCAGCACCGCTTGCCCTCCAGCTGCGGCACCAGGTCCTCGGGGATCTCGGCGACCTCACCGGCGTTGGCGTTCCACAGGTCCAGCGCGATCCACCGCACGGCGTTGGCCTCGCGCATGTTCAGCTTGAACTGCCGGAACGCCGACTCCGCGCGCTTGCTCTTCTTGGCGCCCAACGCCGATCGGCGCATCGCCTCCAGCGACAGGAACTCACCCAACGCCGGGTTGGGCCACTTCCAGTTGCGTTCGTCCCAGATGTCCAGCGACACCGGCAGGTCCGGGTGCCCCTCGAACAACCGGTGCAGCCGGTCGAGCTGGTCCTGGTTGGCCGGCATCTTGCGGCAGAACACGAACGTGTGCGGCGACCGAGACGGGTCCTCCTGGATCCGCTCGGCCTCGTCGATCATCGCCGCACCGAAGCTCAGCGGCAGGTTGGTCTCCGTCGTCGCGACGAACAGCAGCTCCTGCAGCCGTGCGCCGTCGGCGGTGTCCATTGCGTCCCACAGCGACGCGTCCGGCTGCGACAGCAACTCGTCCAGGCAGAACCCGGACGGGTTGTGGCCGAGCTCGCCGTCGGCGTCCGCGGTGATGACCGTGAACACCGAGTCGGTCTTGGCGTCGACCAGCCGCATCGAGTTCTTGATGTGCTGCAGCCGCTTGCGCAGCACCGGCGACAGCTCGACCATCCGCCGCGCCGGGCCGAAGATCTTCTGCGCCTGGTCCTTGTCCTTGGCCGCGGTGTAGACCTCGGCCGACTCCTCACCGTCACCGACGAGCAGGTAGAGCAAGATGCCCGCGGCGATCTCGGACTTGCCGTTCTTGCGGGACATGATGATGAACCCGCGCCGGTAGCGGCGCACGTAGCGCTGCCACTCGTGCGACCACACCACCTCGCCGAACAACGGCCTGATCAGCTCGTGTTCCTGCCACGGCCGCAAGACGAACGGCTTACGCCGCAACGCTCCCTTGACGTGCCGCAGGTGCTCGCGGAAGAAGAACACCACGCGGTCCGCGCGCGGCTCGCAGTAGTGCGCGCCCCGCTTGCAGCAGATCTTGCCGCGCAGCTTGTAGCCGCACACCGGGCCATCGGGGTCGATCGGCCGCCACCGCGAGTCGTGAAACTCGGCGATGGCGTCCGCGGCGTCCGCCTCAGCCGTGGTCGAGGAGGTCCTCTCCTGGCTCACCGGGGGCCTCCCCGAGGCTCAGCGCCGAGCGGTCGGACGGCGTCAACCCGAACCTCGCGGCGTAGTAACGAAAATGCGCGTCCGCGTCGTTGAGCACGTACGTCCACGGGTTCTTCCCGACGCGCGTGCCGGTGGGCTGGCCGTTCTTGTTGTAGACGGTGAACTCGCGCACCGCGCCTTCCTTGCGCAGGTGCTCGATCGCATCGCGCCGGCGGACGACCGCGTCGCACCAGGCCGCGAACGCCTCGACGTCCCACAGCGTCAGTACGCCGACCAGGTGCAGATCGGGGGCGTACTGGCGCCACACGTTCTTCGCGCGCTGCGTGAGCCACGACGGCGGATCGATCGGGCAGTCAGCGCCACCGTCCGCGGGCGGTGCCTCCGACGGCTGCGGCTCGTTGGCGTTGATCCGGTCCGTGCGTCCGCCCATCAGGACAGCCCACTTGGTCGGCATCCTCGCCGGTCCACGCTTACCCACAGTCACCACCTCCTGGGTACGGTCGGACCGAAAACCTGTCAGCGCGCAAGCGGGCTTCCCCCCGCACGTTCGCGTCCCCACCCCACAGAGATCCGAGCCCCCCTCCCCTTGATCAACTTCGTTGATCGATCACAGGGAGTGAGCATCAGGGGGAGGGGGGTAGGCCGCTCCGCGGGGCGGTACAGCTCGTGCTCCTTACCGTGGTGTGCGCCGGTTGCCGAACCCGCCGTCGTGCGTCGCCGTCTTGCGGCTGTGGCAGGACAGGCACAGCGGCTGCAGGTTGTCCGGCTCCCAGTTGGTGCGGTCGCCGTCGATGTGGTCGGTGTGCTGCGACGGCCGGCCGCACGCCACGCACGTGGGGTTGGCGCGCAGGTAGGCCTCGGACTTCTTGCGCCACCGGTAGTCGTAGCCCAGCGCTGTGGACGACGGCCGCGGCTTCGGCTGCGGACGCGGCCGCGGGATCTCGTGCTGTTCGCACCGGCCCGAGGTGCCCGCGAATCCTGGACACCCGGAGGCCGTGCAGCGTCGGCGAGCTCTGCTGGGCATCGGCTACGTCTCGCGCGTTGCGCGCATGGGGCCCACCTCTTCGCGGATCTTCACTCGATCGAGTGAGGGAAACCGTCGGGCGCGTAGGCACAATGGCGCCATGCCAGTCAAAGTGAGCGTGGTTGAGCCCAACCACAACATGATGGAACACGACCACGCCAAAGGTGAGCGCATCAGCGTCGAGGATGGACACCTGATCGTGCACGGTCCGCAGGACGGTCCGAGGCGTCCGGCGGTCGCCATCTACGCACCGAAGCAGTGGTACAAGGCCGAGGTGCAGGAGTAGCGATCACCTGTCCGAGCGACGCAATCGATCAGGTGATCGGGGCAGGATGGTCGCCATGACCGTCAAAGTTCAGACACCAAATGCATCCAGCCCGAATCCTTCGACCAAGGTCCACCCGAACGGCCAGAGGGTGGACATCATCGACGGGCACCTGCACGTACTGGGTGGGTTCCCCAAGGACGGAGGCTCGCAGCGGGTGACCGTCGCCGTCTACGCCCCTGGTCGCTGGTACAACGCGGACGTCGAGGGCGTCGACAGCTGAGGATCAGGAAGGCCCGACAACCACACGTGGTTGTCGGGCCTTCCTGCTGGGAGCCGATCCCCAGTGACTGGCGCAGTAGCTAGGTGACGCCGGCGCCGTCCGATAGGGACAGATCACCAACGTGACCGGAGGTTACTTCACCGCTGGTGATCTCGTCCAGCGGGCCACGCCGACGTTCGTAAGACTGTTTCGCGGCCCGGATCGAGTACTCGGTGCGCCGTCCCCTGGAAGTGGTGCTGTGGCGGCGTGGCCAGCCGTCGTCCTGGGCCCACCGCTGCAGGGTGCCGACCGGGACGCCGCCGAGCATGACCTGCAGCGCCTCGGCGTCGGCGACCGGCTCGCGCTCGCCGAGCTCGCGGACCCTTGCCTTGTTCACGTCGCCTCCTGGGCCTGGGCGAGCTCGTCCCACCGGTGCGCCGGCCACGGCGTGGTGCAGCCCGCGCAGCGCACCAGGCGCTCACCGGGCCGGGCGTGCAGCGAGTGCCCGCACACCACCAGCGCGCCGGATCCGTCGGCGCGGTCAGCGGGCCGGGCACCGGCCGAGCCGGATGCGGCCGCGGGTTTCGCCCGCCATCCGCTGCAGCGCCGCCCGCAGGACGACGACGTCCCGTGCGAGCTCGTCGACCGCGGACTGCCTGCGGATCCACGACCACATCCGCACCAGAACGCCGATCTCGCCCGCTACCGTCGTGGTGGCGTTGGGGGCCAGGCCGGTCGAGTCCCGCACGTGCCCGGCCCACCAGGCCAGGCAGCCGAGCACGTCGAGCTCGGCCAGGCGGTGCGCGCGGTCGAGCTGGTCGAGGTTGATCGGCGGGGTCGACTTGTACACCGGTCGGCCACGCACTTGGTCCGCCGAGCGCGGTGGGTGGTGGGCGTCCCACTCGACGTCGGGGTAGATCCGCACGATGTCGTCGAGCGCGCCGACGACCCGCGCGCTGCACTCCTCGCACGTGAGGAATCCCTCGGTGGCCAGCCGTTGCAGGCACACCCGGCACAGCACACGTTCGATGTGCATCGGCTACTCCCGGATCCCGAACACGACTGCGAGCGCACGCCGCCACCACGACGGGCGAGTGGCCGCGGGGATCGTCACGCCGTCGAGGGTGCCGACCGTGCCGCCGTACTCGCCCGGCATCCACACAGTCTCGGCGGTGTGGTGCAGCAGCTGCGGCCGCGCGTGCTCCGCGAGCCACCTGCGCTCGATCTCGGCGAGCTTCTCCGGAGTCAGCTCGTGCGGCATGAACACCAGCCGCGGCGGCTCCGGCGCGAGTTCCACGGTGACCGCGGCCGGGTCGACGTCCCACCGCTTCGCCGCGCCCTCGATCGCGGCCTCGATCCGCTCGCGGACGCTGTAGCGCAGCAGGCCGGCCTTGTCGCCGGCGAGCACCTCGTCGACACGCACGACGATCGCGGCGCGGGGCTGTTCGGGTGTGGTGGTCATCTGGTCCTCCGGTGACGTCGGCGGGTGCCCCCGCGGTGGTGACAGGTCTTGTGCAGCCGCAGCGGATGCCGGGGCTGTTGCGGTGGGGCGATCTCGCGGCCGAGTTCGACCACGACGGTGGCGACCGCCTCGGCAACGATCGCGTTGCCCTGGTGCAGGCCGACCATGAGACGGTGCAGCAGGGCGTCCGCTGTGCGGGCCTGGTCGAGTACGGCCTTGCGTTCGGCCGGGCTCAGCAGCTCGTCGGCGTCGACGGCCCTGACGACCAGGTCGCAGAACCTCTGCCCGACTTGCTTGGGCCTGGGAATGCGTCCCATCAGCTCATGTCCTCGTTCTATCGGCTCGCCGGTGCCAGCGGCTGCGGTCGGGGCAGGTGACGCCGTGGTGGAGGTGCAGGTGTTGGCCGGCCGCGCGCATCGCGGCCGCCAGGCTCTTGCGGCCCACGACTGCGGCCATGAGCACGCCGCGCTCCTCAGTCACCAGGACATTGCCGCGCTCGGGCGACGGCTCGGCGTCCAGCGGCATCCGCACCCCGTTGCTGCGGGTCGTCGCCCACAGCAGGCGGGCGCCGCAGTGGTTGCAGCTGCTGCGGTGTTTGGCGGCCGGGCCTCGGGCGGCCGCCGGCTTGGGTGGCGGGTCGTCGGGCGGCTCGGGGATGTCGACGAGGAGGAAAGCGGGCTGGGTGCCTGCGATGGCGGCCGCGTCCTGCTCGCGCACCGGGTGTGCGGGCTGGGTCAGCAGCGGTGTGCCGCGCGGGTCGACGCACTCCTGGCCCTCGGGGCGCTGGCAGTAGGGCACCCGGCACGGGTAGGTCAGTGCGGCCTGGCGCCGCTTGTCCCAGTCGAGTCCGTGCTGCTGCGGTGAGGTCGTCATGGCTGTCCCTCCCTTCTGGACGGTGGCGGTGTGGACGGTGTGGTGGGCGCGGTGCGGGATCGACCGTGGTAGATGTCGGGTGCGTCCGGGGTGCGGATCGGTTGACCACGTGAGCCCTGCAGCACCTCAGGTTGCGTGTGTCCGACCCGACCCGAGCCGGACGGTTCCGGCGGGTTGTCGCGGGCGTTGTCCTGTGCTCCACCTGCGGAAACAAGATCGGCCGCAGGTGCGTCGGGAGCGTCCGGGATGTGTTCGGGGCGGCCTGGAACAACGTGATCGACAACGGTTGGACTTGTTGTGCGGCTTGTTGTCTGCGCGTTGTCCGCCGCGTTGTTGATCTCGTTGTCCGGTGGGTTGTCACGGGCGGCGAGCCACTCGTCCGGAACGAGGTCTGCGGGGTGGGTTGTGCCGCGGGGGGCGCGGCTGAACTGCTGCTCGCCTCGCTCGGCCCAGTAGGCGATCTGCTCCGGGGTGGGCTCGGGCAGCAGATCCATGTCGGCCTCTTCGGGCGTGCGCTTCTGCTTGTACTCGTTGCAGGCTGCGCAGCTGAGCGCGACGCCCTTGTAGTCCGGCCCGGGGCCTGCGGGCTCGTCCGGGTCGATGTGGTCGATCTGCGGGATGCGGCGGCGGTCCTTGGCGTTGCCCATGCCCTTGCGCCCGAGCGGGCCGCTGCGGCAGTAGCGGCAGCAGCCGCCGTCGCGCAGGTAGACGGCGGTGCGCAGCGTGGAGTCGGTGAGCTCGGCGCGCTGCTGCTTGCGGCGGTCCTGCTCGGATTTCGAGGGGTTGCGCTTGAGGAACGCGCACACCCGGTACTCGTAGTTGGGCTTCCACGGGCCGGAGGCGTCGATGCAGTTCTTCTCGCCGCACTTCTGGCCTTCCTGGTGCAGCAGAGGGGGTTTGCCGCACACGGGGGTCAGCAGGGCCTGGAGGATCCACGGCTCGGTGCAGCACGCCAGCGCGGCTTCCTGGGTGATGTAGCCGTCAGCCGTATTGCGAGCAGACTCCGACTGCATCACGAAGTACGCGGCGATCATCAATGCCTTGCGCACTTCCAGGCGCGCCAAGTACTTGCGGCGCCGGGACGGGCTGAGCGCGAGCAGGTCCGGCACGCCGTCGGTCTCTTGGAGCTTGGCCAGGGTCACCCACCGGGCGTCCGAGGCGACGTTGTCGTCGTGAAGCGTGTACGCCATCAGGCACGCCGCCGTTCGCGGCGACGCAGGTGCGCCAGGCGGTGATAGCCGGACTCGCCCCACCGCACCCAGTCGTCGCGGTCGTCTGCGGCGTAGCGGGCGTGGGCCTCGCGATAGATCAGCTCGTCGACCGACGCCATGTCCTCGGCGTCGGTCACGATGCGCGCGATCACGTCATCCGGCACATGCCGGGCGACAGTGATCAACAGGTCGGTCAGCCTTCTGGGGCTGTGCGTACCGAGCTCGTCGAGCACGGCCAGGCGCTCATGGAGCCCCGCCGCGCGGGTGTGCCGGACATCAACGATGACGCGGCGCGCCACCGTGGTGAGCCAGTGGCCGTCATGCATGGTCAGGCTCCCTCCGTCAGCGGCGCCTGCGCGAGCACGAGCAGGTCACCGAGGTTGTCGAGCAGCGCCCGGACACGGGCGCCGCGGTGCCAGATCACGACCTCCGCCGTGGTGGTGTCGACGCCGCGCGGGCGGCCTCCGCGCGCTCGGCCGGGGTGATGCCGCGACCGGGTCGGAGGTCGGCGACGACGCGGTCGACCACGACGTCGTCGACGAACTCCGGGTGCGGGGTTGTGTCCACGCGTGCGTCCTTTCTGGACGGTGCGGTATGGGGCCGCCGCGGTGGGAGGGACCGTCAGACCGCCGAGGCCGGCCGCCGGTGGGTGCGGATGGACTCGGGCAGCCCGGCCAGGACGTGGTCGGCCAGGGCGGTGAGCGTGGCCTGGTTGAGGCGGCAGTTGCGCACCTCGACGACCTGCGCGGCGAGCGTGGTCACCCGCGCGAGCACGCGCGGGCTCGCCGGCGCGCAGCGCGTCCTGCAGCCGGTTCTCGATCGCCGCGGTGATCACTGCGGCCTGCTCGGCCAGCGCCTGCCCGTTCAGCCCCTGCTGGGCCGTGAGGCGGTGCAGCGCGAGCTGCTCGCGGATCGCCTTGTACTTGCGCAGCGGCATGTGCAGCGTGCGGTCCACCACCCGCACCTGCTCGGCCAGCGTGACGCCCTGCAGGTCCGCCGGATCGGCAACCACAAGGGTGCCGGTGGGCAGGTTCAGCGAGGCGCGGTGGACGCGGCCGGAGGGTGCGTTGTCGGCCAGCAGCACCGTCGTGAACTCGGTCATCAGTCGCTCCATTCCAAGTCCTCGAACTCGTCCTCAGTGATCGGGCGGTTCTCACCGGGCGCCCAGCCCGGCGGGCACGGCGAAAGCTGCTCGACCTCGCCGTGGGGCTCGGTGCCGTAGCAGGTCGGCGGCAGGTCACATGCCGTCGTCAGTGCCGCCACAGCGGCAGCGACCAGCGCGACCGCGTGCAGGCGTCTCGTGATTGTCTTGCGGTGCAACGGATTCCTCGCCTTAGGTAGTCGGGTTCACAGGTGCGGGCTGATGATGTGCTCGACCCGCGTGAGCAGCAGGCCGGTGGCGTTGCTCAGGTCCAGGCGCGGTGCGCCGTCGCCCTGCTTGCGCGGGGGCGGCAGCTCGGCCGGGTAGACGCCGTCACCGAAGTGGTCGGCGGCGTCGACGTCGTCGGGCTGCTTGATCGGCATCAGGGCGCCGCGGAAGTTCGGGCCGATCGCGATGACCAGCGGCACCCAGCAGGTTCTCGCTTTCCTCCACGGTCACCTGGTCGCCGGACGCGATGATGTCCACCGCGTGTTCCTTGTCGTTGCGCGACATCTGCCGCAGCACCCCGATCAGCGCGCGCACCTCGCCCAGCGGCCACAGCGTCGGCTTGACCTCACCGGAGGCGAGCACCCAGCTGTGGCCGACCACCGTGGCATCGGTCGACGTGCCGACCAGCAGCCCGGACTTGCCAGGCTCGTCACCGGCATAGCCACGGGCGGTGTGCAGCAGCACCCCGTGGATCGAGCCCTGGTCTGCGTCGGACGCGGCGGTGTGCACGAGCGCTTGCAACAGGCCGATCAGGTCCTTGGTCCGCACCTGCACGCTCATCGCTGGGCCGCCTTCGGTGAACGCGGCCGCCGACGGCAGAGGATCAGCGAGCCCCACCGAGGCAACGCCAGCTCCCACCACGGCCACGGCGTCGCCTGTCCGCCACGACGCAGTCGCATTCGCCGGTTGCCCCGGAACCGCTCGAACTGGATGCGGTACGGAATCGCGGTCACGGCGCTGCCCTCCGCTCCGGGTGCTCGCCGACCCACACCGGCCGCCACTCGCCCGGCTGGCCGGTCGACAGCGCGCACCCGCACTGCGCCCCGGCCGGCGAGACACCGACCGCGAACGCGTCCAGCGCGGTGCACGAGTGCTGCCACCACACGAACCCCGGCCGGTCGGCGACGGTCGCGACGCGCAGCCCGACACGCGGGCCGGGCGGCCCGATCAGGCCGCGGCGGTAGGCCTCCAACAGCGTCTGCGGCGGTTGCAAGGTGCCGAGCTTGCGGCCGATGTTGGTGATGCGGTGCGACACGGCATTCGGGCTGACGCCCAGCACCGCGGCGATCGTCTTGGTCCGCTCGCCGCGGGCCATCATGCGCAGCACGCGGCGGTCGTCGGCGACCAGCGGCCGACCGAACACGTCCTTATCAGGCACGGCCCACCACCTGCATGTCGAGCAGCTTCAGGAAGCACGCATAGGTGGCGTCCGCGTCACCGAACGCGGTGTGCGCGTCGGGGTGCTCGACGCCCAGCCGCTCGCACACTGTGCTCAGGCCGGGCAGCTCGTGCGGCTCGATGCCGAGCGCGCCGGCCGCGTACGCCGAGAGGTCCAGCAGCCGGTGGTGCCACGTCGGCGGACCGTCGATGTTGTGGTCGTCGAGGTCGTAGACGGTGTCGAACATCTTGCGCAGGAACACGGCGTCGAAGCTCGGGTTGCACCCGGCGAGCGTGTTGCCGTCAAGCTGGTCCCACAGCGCGCGAGCGGCCTGGCCGTGGCGGTCCTGCTCGGCCTCGACCAGCCGGTCGAGGTAGCCGTTGATCCGCAACGCGCGGAGGTCCGCAGTGACCAGCACGTCGCGCCAGTTGTGCGGCGGCACGAACACGTCGTGCTCACCGGTGGCGAGGTTGACCCACGCAACCTCGACCGCGATGTGCTGGGCGGGGTCCAGGCCGCTGGTCTCGACGTCGACGACGACGATCTGTCGGGGGTCAGGCACTGGCGGTCTCCTTGGTGTCGGCGCCAGCACCTGGCGTCGTTGAGTTGGTGGCGTCGTAGTGCGCCAGCTGTAGGCGCGCCTGGTGTGGGCTGGTGCCGAGCTCGCGCGCCAGGAGGTCTCGGCCGATCCGCCGGAAGCCGGGTGCTCCCTCGGATTTGGCGATCAGCTCGTGCGCCCGCTTCACGAGCGCCAGGTCCAAGCCGGGCGGCACCGGGTCCTGGCGCGGCGTCTGCTCGGCGCCTGGTGCTGGCGTGGGGTGCTTGGTGGTGAGCAGCTCCAGCTGCACCAGGCGCTCGCTGAGGTCGCGGCGCAGCGGCCGCATCGTTGCTTCGTCGCAGGCTTCGCTCTGCACGTCTGGCGCGGCGTCGTCGCTGGTCACCAGCTCGCCCGGTCCTGGCGCCGCTGCTGGTGCGTGCGCCGGTGTGTCCGGCGCCAGGTCCTGGCGGCGTAGGCCGAGGTCGATCAGCAGCGCCACGGCGGCGAGCACCAGCGGCGGGATCGAGCCCATGACCGCGGCCAGCAGTCCGCCTTGCCACCAGTGCTCCAGGGCGTTGCCGCCGGTGCTGAGGATGATCACCACCAGCGCCAGCGCCAGGCCGGTGCGCCTGGCGCTGGCGGGCAGCCCGCGTGCCAGCCAGTAGCGCAGCGCCACCATCGCCGCGGCGTCGAGGCTCAGCGGCCACAGCCATTTCCGCCAGTCGGTGTAGCCGCCGCGCACCGCGAGCTCCATCAACGTGGAGAACGACAGCACCGCCACCGACGCCAGCAGCACGGCTGCGCCCATCCACGTCACCCAGTCCAGGCCCTCGGCCTGCTCGCGCTTACGCATCGCGCACCACCGGCTCGTCGGCCAGCACCCGGTGCACCACCAGGTCCGGGTCCTGCCACTGCTCGTCATCGCCAGGACGCCAGCCGAACTCACCAGCCTGGTCGGCCTGCGCCGGGTCCTGGCGCGCCAGGACCCGGTGCCGTACACCGAGCGCGACCACCAGCACCGCGAGCATCGACACGAGCACCGCGATCGCGATCACCACTGCCCACGCGGCTGCCTCATCCAGCAACGAGCTCACCGTCCTTCACGTTCTCCCGGAACCAGATGAGGCAGTCACCGACGGCGCCCAGGTGGGCGATGCGGTCGCGGCCGTAGAGCCTGGTGAGCTCCTCGCGCAGCTCCTGCGGCAGCAGGTACCAGCACGACCGGCACGCCAGGTGCTGGCGCGGCACCTGCTGGCCGCAGTCGCCGGGGCACGAGTGCGTCGACGCCGGCCGCTTGGGGCGTGTCGAGTTAGCCACGGTGACCACCGCCCGCCACGCCGTGCACGAGCTCGTGGCCCACCGCCCGCACTGCCGCGTGGTACGTCGGCTGCGGGGCCAGACGGGTCGCCGCGGCCCTGGCGATCCACTGCAGCGCAGACACCTCGCCGTCCTCGTACTGGAACCACGGCGCGACCCGGCCCACCTCGGTACCGGCGTCGTCGCGGATCTCGATGCAGGCCTCCCACGGCACCGGCCACGCCGACAGCGACCGGCCATCGGCGGCCACGAACGTCGTGGCGCCGATCTGCACGGTGGTGAGCAGGCCCGGTGCGCACTCGCCGGACAGCCGGTCCGCGGCCGGCGCCAGCAGCCATACCTCGGCCGCCTCCTTCGCCCGGCGGAAGTCGTGTCCCAGCCGCGGGCCGAGCTCGCCGCCACCGGGCGAGTCCGGGTGCTCGGCCAGGTACCAGCCCGCCGGGAACTTGTGCCCGTACGACTTGGCCTCGGTCGCCGTGATCCGCACGATCGCGTGCCGCCGGCGAGCTCGACCCACCGCGTACCAGAAGCCGCTCTCTCGGCTCCACCGCAGCGCCTGTCCGAACCACAGCCGCTCAGCCATCGGACTCACCTCCCGAGTCCTCACGCAGTGCCTCCAGCGCCCGCCGTGCCCCGGCCGCGGCCTTGTCCGCGCCACGCAGGTACGCAGCCGCGAGCGCGTCGGCCTGGCCGCGCAGCACCGCCATCCGTTCCCGCATCGCGAGCTCGTCGAGGTGCGCGGTACCGAGCTCGACGGTGTTGGTGTCGCCGCCCGCGTCCTGCCACATCACGCCCGGCCGGTCCGGCATCGCGTCGAGCAGCTCGTCGAGCTGCTGCGCCCAGTCCGTCCACCGCGACGCGATGGTCAGCGCGCGGCTCACCTCGCCGTCGTTGAACCTGGTGCAGTCGCGGGCCATGCGCTCGGCCCACGTCTCGCGCTGCTCAGCTGCCGCGCTCGTCGTGGGTGTCGTCGGACTCGGCGCGCTCAGGCTCGGGTCCGGCGCCGGTGACGTCTCCTCCGGTGAGGTGCTGGCCGAGCAGGTCGCCGTCGTCGAGCCACCGCTGGAACCATCCGGGCTTGCCGCCGGACATCCGTTGACTCCCTTCGACTCCCGCTCGATGTGCGCGTCGACGAGCGCGGAGGCCTCGCCGAGCGTCTCGAACCCGGCGAACGTCACGCCGCACGAGCAGGACGCGCCGCAGTCCCCCGGCTCGCCCTTCCAGCCACCGGCGTGGCGGTGCTCGATCTTGAGGTCAGCGAGCAACGGCGAGACGAGGTCACCGCCGTCGGTCGACACCCACACACGCGGGCCCGGATCGCCGTCGTACGGCTCGACCTCCGGCGGGTCCGCCACCACACCACGGCGGCCGGCCAGCACACCGGCGACGATCTCGACGCTCGCCCCCGCCGAGGGCAGCTCGACGTCTGCCCACTGCTGCACGGCGGTCACTGGATGCTCACCCCCGGACCCGTCTCGTTCACGGGCTCGGCCGGCGTACGGCGCAGCTTCACCGCGAGCTCGTCACCGGCGGCCGCCTGCTCCTCGATCCACTCGTCGACGGCGGCGCCGACCACCTCGACCATCGCCGCGCGCTGGTCGAACGCCGCGGCGATGTCCTCGCCGCGGGTGCCTGCCGACAGCTGCTTGTAGGCGCGGTCGGCCAGGCGCACCGCGGCCGCCTTGGCCCGCTCCACGCTCACCAGGCCGTCGTGGCGCCGGATTCCCAGGAAGTGCGCCAAGACCACGTTCACGTCGCTCGACTCGCCGTTGTTCATGGGCGCACCTGCCCGACCGTCATCGGCACAACCGTGGTCACGGTCACCGGCGGCACCGGCACTGCGGCGGTCGTCGGTCCCGGCGACGGCGCGACCGGCGCGGCACGGTCGCACCCGGCCAGCACCACCACGATCGCCACCGCGGTGAGCGCCAGGGCGACCGCCACCGCGGCCGCCGACTTGCTGTTCGTCGTGATCATTTGCTCACCAGCTCGATCAGTTGGAGCACCCCCGCCGCCAGCGGGAGCGCGAGGAAGACGGCGACGATCGGGGCCACCAGCCCCGCCTCTTCGCGCAGGAACATGCGCAGCTGCCGCAT